GGCTGCCGTGGGCGGAGGTGTTCATGAGCGGTGGGGGCAAGCCGGCAGTGGACCTGTTCCTGGACTCCGGGGCGTTCACGGCCTGGGCCAAGGGGTCGGAGATCAACCTGGACGACTACGCGGACTTCGTCCTCGCGAACCGGGACGCGTTCACCGTCGTCGCCAACCTGGACGTGATCCCGGGGAAGCCGGGGCAGCCGGCGTCCGCGGCCGAGGTGGAGCGCGCCGCGGAGCGCGGGTGGGAGAACTACGCGTACCTCCAGAAGAAGCTGCGGGGGTCCGGCGTCCAGCTCATCCACACGTACCACCGGGGCGAGGACCTCAAGTGGCTCCGGAAGCTCATGGACCACGCCGAGTACTTCGCGCTCGGCGGGCTGGCCGCTCCGGGGCTGACGTCCGCGGACCGCATCAAGTCCCTGGACCGCTCCATGGAGCTGCTGACCGACGATGAGGGCCGGCCCCTCCGCCGCTTCCACGGGTTCGGGCTGACGAGCATCGCGCTCATGCAGATGTATCCCTGGTTCTCGGTCGATAGCACGTCGTGGGTCAAGGTCGGCAACTTCGGCGGCTGCTACGTGCCGCTCGGCGGGAAGGTGCACAACGTGTCCTTCTCCGACCGTTCGCCGAAGCTGAGCGAGGACGGGGCCCACTTCAAGACGTACGCCCCGGCCGAGCAGGCCGCGATCCTTGCGTACGTGGAGGGGAAGGGGTACGCGCCGGAGCAGCTGGCCACGGACTACGTGAAGCGCGACGAGCTTAATGTTCTATTTTTTCTCGATCTGGAAAAGAGCTGGGTGGATCGTCCTTGGTCGCGCCGGGCAACGCAGAAGTCCTTTTTTTAAATGCCTCAGCGAGCGAGTATGCCGGCAGACTTCTGGCTTAAGTTCAAGCGTTCTGCAAATGGCTGCCTGCTCTGGCAAGGTGCGTGCAATGACGAGAGGGGTGCTTACGGCACGGTCACTTTTCAGAGAACTTGCTGGCTCGTTCATAGGCTAGCCTGGACTCTGGTGCGTGGGGTTATCCCCGTTGGTTTGGAAGTCTGCCACACCTGTGATACCGGAACATGCGGCGAGCCGACGCATCTGTTCCTTGGTACTCAAGCCGCCAACATGGCGGACAAGACTTATAAGGGGCGCGCTGCCAAAAAGCTAACTGCCGCGGTTGTGAAAGAGATCCGCCGGGTGTGTGGGCCGGGGCTTGGCAAAGGAAAGCGTGGGCTGATCAGCCAGCGCGTCGCTGCGAAACGGTATGGGGTTTCTCAAGTCATGATTTCTTACATATGCCGACGACAAACCTGGAGTCACGTTTAATGGCCAAGAAGCGGGCGCCGGAGATGCGGGTAACCAGCGAGACCGGGGTGACCGAGATCACCCAGTCCTTCCTGGACGATGACAGGCCGGAGGCCCCGAAGGCTGCCAAGAAGAAGCCGGGGTCCGGGGTCACGCTCCCGGTGGAGGAGCTGCTGCCGGCGATCACGCTGACGAGCGACTTCGCCTCCGACCGCGACCTCGTGCCCGGGCTCAAGCAGGTCTGGTTCCAGGGGACGTCGGTCCGGTCCAACTCCGGGTCCGCCGGCGCGGTGCACACCACGCCGTGGACCTTCCCCGGGGAGTTCGCCCTCTCGGCCGCGCACCTGCGCCGCATCGTGACGTCGCTGAACGACTCGTCCGTGGAGGAGCTGGTGCTGGAGTCCCACGAGGGGACGATTCGTCTCCGGGGCGGGAGGTTCCGCGCGCAGCTGGGGTGCTACAGGCCCGCGGGCACCGAGGACGTGTCCCTGTACGTGCAGCGGGAGGCGCCGAAGACCCCACGCACGGCGCTGGACCCGCGGTGGTGGGGCGAGCTCGAGCGTGTGATGTTCACGGTGTGCCGGGACGAGACGAAGCCCCCGCTCCGCGGCGTGTACTGGTCGGAGGGTGGGCTGTTGCTGTCCACCGACACGTTCCGCATCTCGGTGCTGAATCCCCCGAAGGAGTACCGCACACCCGCGCCGAAGGGTGGGCTGCTGCTGCCGGACCACCTGCTGGAGCGCCTCGGGTCGCGCCGCCGCGACGCGACCTCCGTGTGCCTGGAGGGCGACGCCACCGTGTGGTTCTTCCTCGGGGAGCGCGCGGCGGTGTACGGGTCGCTCCTGGCCGCGGGGTTCCCGACGGCCGGGTTCGCCGGCGCCCTCAAGAAGGTCCGGGAGGACGCCCGCGGCGGGGGAACCTGGGTGGACGTCACCGGGGACCTGGCCGCCGCGTTCGAGCGGCTGCTGCACTTCGCCACCGCCCCGACGTTCCGGGTGCAGGGGGAGGTCGGCCGGGACTCGCTGAAGCTGACGGTGGCCGAGGCCGACGCGCGCGCCGAGGAGGAGATCCCGGCCGCGGTGCAGGGCGAGCCGACGACGTTCTCGGTCAATGGCAAGTACCTCAAGGAGGCGCTCGAGGTCGTCGGCCGTCGGTTCTGGCTCCCGGCCGCGGGGGCCGGGACCACGGCGTACTTCGTGTCTGCGGACAAGCGGTTCGAGCACATCGTGATGCTGCTGGCGTGAAGATTTATCTCGGGGCCGGTAACGACAACGCACACACACACTGCAGTGAAGCTGCAGGCGAGGGTCCTTGTGTCATATAAGGCCACTACGCGAGCCGTATGTCAGGCCGTCGGTATCAAACCGCGGTGAAGATTTACCTCGGGCTCGGGGGTGCGCACAGCAAGTCCGCAGTCAACGGGGGGGGCTCGGGTGCTCATTAGCTTCGGGCACTCGTCTCGGCAGGATATGCAGATGGTCGGGGTCAAGCCGGTACCCAAGAAGTCTTGACGGAGCAGCCGTCTTTCTTCTCTCAGTTCGACCGGCCGGCCTTCGCCCGCGCACCAAAGCGGCGGCAGCGGACTGCCGGAGCACCACAAACTCCCCGTACACCCGCGGACCTCGGCAACCCGTGCAGTGGGTGCCCGAGTGACGCCCCGGACCGCAAGGTCCCCCCGGTGCACTGTGAGGACCCGCAGCTGATCGTGCTGACCACCGCACCGGGCGGGCAGGGTGACCAGTGGGTGCTGCGCCCGGCGCTCCAGGCCGCGAACGTGGACCCGGACCGCGTCGCGTACCTGCACCTCGCGCGGTGCCGGCCGGCCGGGGACGACTTCGAGGGTAAGGCGTGGAAGGAGTCGGCTCGGCGCTGCGCGGCCCACCTGGCCCGCGACCTCGCGCGCTACGACCCGGGGGTCCCGCTGCTCGTGCTCGGCCTCGCGCCGCTCCACCACGTCACAGGGAACACCCGGCAGCGACTCGGCGGCGTGCGCGGGCTGTGGATCAGGACGCCGGACGGGCGGGACGCGTTCGTGGACCGACACCCCGGGTCGCTCCAGCAGGTGCCGGACCCCGCGCGGCGCGCGGAACTCACGGCGCAGTTCACCGACGACATGCGGCGGATGGCCGAGCGCCTGCACGGGCAGGAGCCCCAGTCCGCGGTGCGCGTCACGGTGGTCACCACGCTGGACCAGCTGGGCGCGCTCGCCGAGCGCCTGACTCGCCACCGCGCGATGTGGGCCTTCGACATAGAGTCCTTTGACGGGGGTGCGTTCCCGAGCCGCAAGGAGGTCTCCACCGACCCGTGCCACCCGGACTTCCGCCTGCGCGGCGTCGCGGTCGCGTGGTCGTTCACGCAGGGGGCGTGGCTGGAGCTCGCGCCGCTGCTCGCGCACCGCGCGCGGGTGTGCGAGCTGCTGACCCCGGCCTTCACCTCTGCGGCCGACCGGACGGCGTTCAACGGGCACTTCGACGAGGAGGGGCTGGTCGTCCCCGGGTGGGCACACCGCGTCCGCCGCACGCGCGACGCCATGCTCGCGCTCGTCTCCCTCAGCGACGGGACGCACGAGAGCCTGCGCCTGGAGAAGGCCGTGGTGGATGTCCTGGGCAAGCGCCAGTATTGGGCCGAGGTGGACAAGGGACGGATGCGCGACCTTCCCCTGGAGCAGGTGGCTAGTGGGGCGGTGCACGACGCCTGCGCCACGCTGGAGCTGGAGGTGGCCCTGGACGCCCGGCTGCGGCGGGCGGAGTACCTGTGATCGTGCCATTTCGACACGCCCGGCCGTGGCTCCCCCTGGGCGGGTCGGGAGGGGGGTTCCCGTGCAACCACACCGGGAAGCCCCCAATCGCCCCGTACGGGCCCGTTTTGGGGGTTGTACACCCCGTTTTGGGGTTGGCCAAGACTCTCCGGGGGTGCCGGTGAGGTTCTACTTCGCGTGTGGGTCCCTGCCTCGGGGAGTGGAGTCCCGGTGGTGGGAGCTTGGCCTGAAGCGCCGGCTCTACTCGTACCTGTACGCGCGGGATCACATGCCCGCGGAGCGGACGGCTGTTCACCGGTACGTGGAGAAGATGGGGTACACGCTGAACGAGGTGGCGGCCGACACGCTCAAGTGCCATGAGGTCAACGTGCAATACTTCACCGCGCTGGAGCGACAGATCACCGAGGCGGGCGCGACCTACCGGCCCGCCGCGGCGCAGCAGGCGTTCTTCTAGCATGGAGCTCTGGAGCTATTACGCCAACGTGCTGGTGCCCGCGAATGCGGCGGTGTCCCAGCTGCGCCGGGCCGGTCTGTTCCTGGACCAGCGGCGCCTGGCCGAGGTGGACCGCGCGTGGGGGGCCGAGCTCGCCGCGCACAAGGCCCTGGTGGAGGGCGAGGCCGCGAAGCGCGGCATGACCCTCAAGTACTCCGAGGCCGACTCCATTCACCCCGCCACGCTGGCCAAGTTCCTGTACTCCGCGCAGGGGCTGGGACTGGAGCCCACGGGGCAGCGGCTGGCCGCGGGGGAGACGCCGTCCACCGCCGATGAGTTCCTGCAGCACTACGCGTCCATCAAGGTCCCCCGCGCGGGCGACCACCCGGTGGTGTACGCCGTCATGAAGATCCGGTCGCTGCAGGGGGGGCGCGCGAAGTGGCTGCGCGCGTGGCGCGACCGACTGCGCCCCGACGGCGCGATCCACACGAAGTACAACTGGGCGCTCCGCACCTCCCGGCTGTCGTGCGAGGACCCCCAGGTGCAGAACATCCCGGAGCGCGCGGACAAGGTGGTCGCCCAGGGCATCAAGTCCTGCATCGTGCCCCGGGAGGGGGCCGTGCACCTCACGCCGGACGTGGAGGCCGCGGTCGCGGCCAAGAAGACGGGCGCGGAGCAGCTGGACGTGCTGGCCGCCGTGTGGGACCCGCGGAAGCACGGCAGCGTGTGGCGCTGGGACATCTCCGGCGCCGAGGCGTGCATCCGCGCGGCCATGCTGACGTGGAAGTACTGCGCCCGGCCGGACCCGATCGCGTACGAGTACCTGCGCGAGGGGAAGGACATCCACAGCAAGACGGCCTCGCTCCTCTACGGCGTGCCGGAGGGGACGTACAAGAAGGGGACGCACGAGCGCGACACCGTCGGCAAGCAGACGTTCTTCCTTAAGATCTTCGGGGGCTCGTGGCGCGCGCTGCAGGGGACGCTGTGGAACGAGGCGCGGATGCTGCTGCCGGACGACGAGGCCAAGCGCCTCGCCGCCGCGTTCGACGCCGGCTACACGGGGCTGGCGGAGCTCTACGAGTGGGACCAGGACCACCTCGGGCGCCTCGGGTACTGCCAGGACGGGTACGGCCGCCGCCGGTGGGTCGGCCTGCCGGAGGGCGTGCGGTACCTGGGCCGCGTGGACGGGAAGCCCAAGTTCCAGGTCGGTGACAAGCGCCTCTGGGGACCGCTGTCCCACAACTTTCACAAGGCGGCCAACACGCCGACGCAGTCCATGAACGCCACGGACTGCCTGTGGATGATCGCGCTGCTGCACCACGGGGAGTACGTCCAGCTCGCGGTGCCGCCGATGTGGGAGGCGCGCGGGCTGCTGTTTCCGGAGGCCGCGGGCTGGCGGCTGCACGGGGGCTCCGGCCCCGGCGGTAAGCCGTTCCGCTCCTGGCACAGCAACACCGTGCACGACTCCGGCTGGGGTGACTGTGCGCCTGGGTACCTGGAGCCGACGGCCATGCTCGTGTACCGCCGCTGCACGGCGCTGCCGTTCGACTGGCGCCTGGAGGCGGACGTGCCCTACCGCGTGGACTTCTCGGTTGGTCCCCACATGGGACTCCTGTTTTCATATAACGACGTGGCCCGGAAGTTTGGCCTGACTGAGTTGCCTAAGATATAGGGAACGTAGGGGTTGTAATCAGTATGAGCAGTAAGCCCGCATCGTCCAACGAACCGCTCCTTCAGTTCCGCGTCAAGCTCGGGGGGCGCGACTACGAGCAGGACCTCAACCACGACGCGCAGGCGCCGATCGACCTGCAGGGGCTCAACAACGCGCTCTCCGAGCACCCGGGCAAGTTCGCCTGGTGGGCCATGCTGGAGGCGCTCGCCCGTGCGCAGTACGAGGAGCTGGAGACCCAGCTCAAGCGCCTGGACGCGGAGCTGTACAACGAGCACGGCTCCCCGACCTCCGCGCTCGCGCAGAAGATCGGCAAGGCGCCGACGGTGGACGCCATCAAGTCGGCGGTGACGCTGGACGCGCGGCGCCACGCGCTCGAGGCCAAGGTCGCCAAGGCCAAGCTCGACCTGGACCAGGTCACCGTCGGGCGCCAGACCATGCTCCAGCGCCGCGATTCACTGCTCGCCATCGGGTCCAACATGCGCGCGGAGATGGAGGCCCGGATGTTCCAGATCCGCGACCACGGCAACACGGGATACCCCGCCGGCTCGCGCGCCCCGGGCGCGCTGCCGCGTTCCACCACCAAGAAGTAGAGAAAGCAGAACACACGCCATGGGTGCACCGCTTCCGCAGTCCGTCCGCGACGCCATGCTCGCCCGCGCCAACAAGATCAAGGAGCAGCAGGCCAAGGCCCAGAGCGCGCAGTTCACGCGCGTGTGGAACCTCGGCGGCAAGCAGGCCATCGTGGCGCCGGGCCACAGCATCGTCGTCCGCCTCATGCCGCGCTGGGACCGCTACGTCGTGGACGGCGCGGGCAAGGTCACGCCCGACCTCGCCGCGCTCGAGAAGCCGATCTACGTGGAGGCCATGGAGCACTGGTGGGACACGCCGGAGGGCAAGACCACGCGCGAGTGGTGCCCGCAGATGTACGGCGACAAGTGCCCGGTGTGCGAGGCCGCCGAGGAGCTGAAGCGCTCGGCGAACTCCGAGGACCGCGACCTGGCCCGGCGCATCGGGGCCAAGGAGGTCGCCGTGTTCAACGCGGCGGTCGGCGCGACCGGCCAGCGGAAGTTCGGGGACGACGGCAAGCTCGACGTGCGGCCGATGTCCGTCCCGGGCACGGTGTTCCTGTACATCTCCAACATCATGACCGGCGGCGAGCAGGAGTCGTTCGCGCGCGGGGACGTGAGCGACCCGGCGGTCGGGTACGACCTGGAGCTCGTCCGGCCTGCGGGGCAGGGTCAGCGCTGGGTCGTCAACTGCGCGCCCGACCCGACGCGGCTGTTCCTGCCGGCGGAGAAGGACAAGTTCGCCGGGTGGTGGACGCTGATCTACGACCTGGACGCGCTGCTGGAGCAGGAGACGAAGACGTGGGAGGTCCTCTACAAGGAGTTCCACGGGGTGGACCCGGAGGGTGCCGCGCCCCCGGCCGCGCAGCAGCCCCCGCCGCGCCAGCCCGCTCCGGCCGCGGCCGCCCGCACCGCGGCACCGGCTCCGGTGGAGGAGGACCCGATCATGGGCGGCGGTGGCGACGGGCTGGACGGCCTGGGCGACGGGGCCGACGACTTCCCGACGGAGCCGTCCGCACCGGCCGCGCGACCTCCGGCGGCACGCCAACCGGCACCGGCCCAGCGCCAGCCGGCCGCACCCCCTGCGCGCACGCGGAAGCGGTAGGCCGTGGCGAAGAAGTCCGCAGCGTCCCGTGCCGGCGTGGAGGCCCTGATCAGCAAGGCCTCCGACGCCGTGCGCCGGCGCTTCAAGACCGGGTACTCCATGAGCGCGGAGCAGGCCCTGGAGACGCCCTCGGTGTTCGCGTCCACTGGCTCGCTGGCGCTTGACCGCATCTGCTCCGGCAGCAATCCCGGCGGCGTGCCGATCGGCCCGACTCAGGGCCGGGTGGTGCACATCGCGGGAGAATTCAGCACGGGCAAGAGCCTGATCCTGGACCACATGTTCAAGTCCGTGCAGGACATGGGGGGCCTGTGCCTGTGCAGCGAGACGGAGGGGTCGCGCGACACGCACTTCGCCCGGGCCATCGGCTTGGATCTCACCAAGCTGGAGATCCAGCGGCCGGCCACCATCGAGGAGCTGGTGGACATGGGCCTCGCGTGGCACGACGAGATCCGCAGCGTCGCGGCCGGTCGCGAGATCCCGATCCTCTGGGGGCTGGACTCCATCGACTCCACGGAGGCCGGGAAGAGCGCCGACAAGGGGATGACGGAGAGTGGGGGCTGGCACTTCGGCGGCGGGCGCTCCGAGGCCCTCGGGGCCGGCCTGCGCAAGATCGTAAACCGCACGGCGCGGTTCCCCACGACGCTCGTGATGCTCAACCAGACCCGCGACAACGTCGGCGTCATGTTCGGTCCGAAGAAGCGGACGCCGGGCGGGGCCGCCCCCCACTTCTACGCGTCCCTGGAGGTCATGCTGTCCCCGTCCCCGCTCGGCCTGACGCGGGCGCCGAGCATGATGCACGACATTCCGGCGGCCACGCTCAAGCGCCTGGGGCTGCAGTACGCGAAGGACACCGGCGCGGTGCTCGGCCGCTGGGTGCACGCCAAGGTGACGAAGACCAAGCTGGCGCCGACGCTGCAGGCCGGGACGGACTTCTTCATCGACTTCCGCCGCGGGTGCTCCCCGTGGGCCGGCATGCTGCAGCGCCTCCTGATCGAGGGGACGGTGGAGCTCACGCCGGACCAGCGCGGGGCGCGGCACCGGACGGTGGCCGGGGAGGTCGCGGAGTTCGCCACCACGCAGGAGTGGCTGGACTGGTTGTCCAAGAACCCGAAGGAGCTTGGCAAGCGTCCCGAAAAGAACCCCGCGGAGAAGCACTCCGCGGTGGAGGCCACGACGTGAGCCGGAACTCGCGCTTTCCGTTCAATCCGGGGGACCCGACGAGCAGCGTCCGGCAGGCCCGCGCACTGGGGTTCTACGGCCACCACCGCTCGGCCGCGCGTCACAAGATGACGCGGCGGATGCACAGGCTGAGTCAGGTGCCGACCGGCGACAGCAAGGACGACCAGCAGAGGGCCCAGGACTGGAAGACGGCAATCATGCGGCGGATGCCGGTGTGGATGCGCCGCGCGGTCGGGAGGCTGCTGCCGTGAGCGCCTCGGTAGCGGAGCGGTACGTCGAGAAGGTCCGGCAGATTCGGGAGTACGAGGCTCAGCGACCTGTGTGGAGTGCGGAGCGCTTCCGCGCGAGCGTGGACGACGACGGCGGGCTGACCATTGAGGTCGGCAAGTTCGACGTCGCGAGTTCGTACGCGTCGCTGAGTGCGGCGGAGGCCCTGGAACTCCTCGACTGGCTGACCAAAACTTACGGGACCCCGTCG